GCCTTTGCTGCTAGCGGTAGTTCTTTGCGGCTTGATCGTACTGGAGCAGGTACTTCTACTATTCAATCAGTTGAAACAGGTGTTGCTTATCGTGATTTGACGCTAGATGCTGCCAACAACATTTTCAGCATCTCCGGCACAGAAGGTATGCGCCTGACCAGCACAGGTCTGGGTATTGGGACGAGTTCTCCAAGCAGCAAACTGGATGTGGTTGTTGCAGACACCTCTTATGCAACAAAGTTGATTGCATCGACTGGTCGAGTTCGTGTTCGCCCCTATGTGGACGCAACCAGCGGCGCTGTTTTTGAGTCCACCAACACAGCGGAAAACGCCTACCTTCCTCTCTCGTTGTACGGCTCAAGCGTCAGACTGGGTAATGGAGCGCAAGTCGTCATCGACTCCTCCGGCAACCTCGGTATTGGGACGACTTCGCCAGCTTCTAAACTTGATGTGACAACTACAGGGGCAGATTCTGTTCTTTCAATTACTGTTGCAGGTGTTCAGCGTTGGCAACATCGGGTTATGTTGGCCACCGGGTATTGGCAACTTCATGACCCGACTGGCGGCAACACAGCCCTTACAGTAGATACCTCCGGCAACCTCGGTATTGGGACGAGTTCTCCAAACTACAGCCTGACCAGCTACAAAGCTGGTGCTGTTGCCAATTATTTGCAAGTCGCATCAGGAGCAACTGGCGCGGCCTCTGGCAACGGCCTATTGCTTGGTGTGGACTCATCGGGCAATAGCGTCATCAATGCTCAAGGCGCTGGGTCTGGCAATATGCTGTTTTACACAGCAACTGCCGAAAAGATGCGCCTCGACTCCTCCGGCAACCTCGGTATTGGGACGACTTCGCCGGGTGCAAAGCTCAATGTTGTTGGGTCTGGCGATATGTCAGGGATTTTTGAAACCACTGGCACCACAAACGCCGCTTCAGTAATTGTTCGATCAGGCAACGCAACTACGTCTGGCCTCTATGCTTATGCTCGTTTCGTAAACAATGACACAAACGCACAAGACTGGCGTGTTGGAACCTACGGCAACAACAACCTGAGCATCGTCAATGCGAAGGCTGGCACGACTCCTGTTGTGCTGGATACCTCCGGCAACCTCGGTATAGGGACGAGTTCGCCGGGTGCGAAGCTGGAGGTCAGTGTTAACAGTGGGGCGATTGCCTACCCTGTTTTGATTTCCAACGAATACAACTACGGTTGGGGTGTGGGCCTCAAGTTCCGCCAGAAGCTGACAAGCGGTGGGTCCACGGTGGACAGCGCCGCAATCACTTCCTCATGGACTAGCGACAGCAACGCTAATCTTCAGTTTTCTACAATTACAAGCGGCACGCTTTCCACCAAAGCCACCCTCGACTCCTCCGGCAACCTAGGCTTGGGGGTTACTCCGAGTGCTTGGAGTGGATCGCTCGTCGGCGCTTTGCAGTTTGCTGGCGCTGCTTCACTTACATCCCATGCGTCGGCGCGTGCAATGTACTTAACCGAAAATGCGTTTTGGAATGGAAGCAGCTGGCGATATATCAGCACTGATTACGCAAGCCAGTATCAGCAGTATGTAGGCCAACATCAATGGTACACAGCAGCCTCCGGCACAGCAGGTAACGCTATCAGCTTCACGCAAGCGATGACGCTGGATGCTAGTGGTAATTTGGGTGTGGGGGAAACAAGCCCAACGCAAGCCATTTACGCAAAACGCGCAGGTGCTGCGGCGATACAGATTGCCAATTCTTCCGCATCGATCAACTTTTTGGCTGGGGTTGATTCTTCGGTGGCGTATGTCAGCGCCCCCAACGGGACACTTGCTTTAAACACCGCAGGTTCCGAACGCGCCCGTATCGACTCCAGTGGTAATTTGTTGGTGGGAAAGACTGCAAACGACACCACTTCGCCGGGGACAGCAGTCGCTCAATTTTCTGCCAACGTCGGAACTATTCGCAACGTCAAAACGGCAACCGGCACATATGAGTCTTTGCAAAACTACCACAACGGTAGTTATGTTGGAGGCATTACATATTCTGATACAGCAACCGCTTTGGCAACATCGTCTGATGCCCGTTTGAAGAAAAACATCGTTGCAGCAGAAAGCGCCAAAAACCTCATCGACGGCATAAGCGTCAAGGCGTTCGATTGGAAGGTAAACGACGAGCATCAGCGTTATGGCTTCATCGCGCAAGAGCTGCTTACGGTTTTTCCAGAGGCTGTAATCAAAGGCGCCGACGAACAAGAAACGCTTGCAGTGGATAACGCTCGGTTCATACCTGTCCTTGTCAAAGCCATTCAGGAACTCAAAGCTGAGTTTGACGCTTACAAAGCAGCGCACCCATGATCGAACGCATCCTGACCCGCTTGAACTCGATTCCTGCTGACAAGGTGTTTCACTTTGCTGGTGGGGCCATCTTGTTTGCTGTGGCTGTGCCGTTCATGCTGCCTGCTTATGCTTTGGCTGTGGCTGTCGTTGCTGGGTTTGTCAAAGAACTGTACGACAACCTGAACAAGACCAAACACACTCCTGATGTCTGGGACGCTCTGGCTACATCTGCTGGCGGCGCTCTGGGTTTTTTCTGCACTTTCTTTTAAGGAACTATTATGACCATTACTTGGACAATTACACAATGTGACCGACTGACCTCGGACAACTTCATCACCACTGCCCATTGGACTGCAACAGCCGTTGATGGCGATTACAGTGCCTCCATCTATGCAACTTGCTCTTGGGCTGCTGGCACTCCCACCGTGCCTTACGCCAATGTAACCGAGCAAAACGTGTTGGATTGGTGCTGGGCTTCTGGTGTGGATAAAGACGCCACCGAAGCTGCTCTGGCTCAAAACATTGCTGGTCAAAAGAATCCTGTGACAGCTACTGGTACGCCTTGGTCAGCATAAAGGTTAGAGTATGTCTGACGCTGTGGAAGTCTCACATCGAGAGATATATGATCGCTTAGTTGCCGTTGAAGCTAAAGTAGACAGGATTGATAGAAACACCGATGGTGTTGTTAAAGCCTTTGAAGCTGCTTCTGGTGCCTTCTTAGTTTTGGAATGGATTGCTAAAGCAGCTAAGCCTATCATATTCATTGTCGGTATTGTTGCTGGTATTGTTGCTTGGTGGAATCATAAATGATTGATCCTCTAACCGCTCTAGCTGCTGTATCTGCTGCTGTCAACCTTGTCAAGAAAACGGTTAAGACTGTTGATGATGTTCGCAGCTTAGGTCCTGTATTGGGCAAATACTTTGATGCCAAGGCTGATGCTGTCAAAGTGTTGGATGAGGTGCATAAAGGCGACTTCAAAGGCTCTAACATGGGCAAGGCCGTCGAGCTTGAACTGGCCCTTGCTGATGCTAAAAACTTTGAAGAACAAGTTAAGCAGTTGTTCTTCCCGCACAACATGGACATCTGGGAAAAGATTGTTGCTCGTCGCAAGCAGATGGACGAGGACGATAAGGCCCAACGCCGCAGGGCTGCTGATGCTGCCATACAAGCCCGTAAGAAGCGCAAAGAAGACTTTGAACTGTGGGTCGCCATCATCTTAGCAAGCACTGTGCTTGTTGTTTTGATGTGGGTCGGTGTTGAAATTGTCTACTACTGCCGGGAGTTCAAATGTGGAAATTGATTTTGCTGCTTTTGCTGGTGGGTTGTGATGAACAATATAGATATTTCTGCCAAAACCCTGATCACTTTACTAAAGAGCAATGTCAAAAACCTCGTTGCCAGTTTACGCAGACCTGTCCTGAATATCTTGTGGCCCCAATATTGGAGAAACAAATTGAGCAAACCAAACCAGCCACCGAACCAACACCTGTCCGCTGAACAAATTGAAGTTAGGATATGGGCATTTGTTGTTGTATCTGTGACATTGATATTGATGTTCATTGTTGGTGCTTTATTGTATTCGGTGACATTTGTAACACAGCCAATCAAAGTGATGGCTCCAATTGATCAAGCCTACACCAAGATGCTCAACGACATTGTGCTGCTGATTGTTGGTGGTATTGGCGGCATCATGGGTAAACGTGCCGTCAGTGCTGTTGCTCAGGCCATTGAAACGAAAGAGGTGAAAGATGTTACCGTTGACCGCACTACTTGATGTTGGTGGAAAGCTTATTGATAAGCTCATTCCAGACCCAGAGGCTAAAGCTAAAGCACAGGCTGAGTTGCTAAAGATGAATCAAGACGGTGAGTTAGCTAAGATGGCTAATGAAACTGAGTTGGTGAAGATTGCATCGGCTAACACTGCTGATGCTAGAGACATGCAAAAGACTAACAAGTCTTATATGCCAGCGTTTCTGTCAATTGTCACAGTGCTTGGTTTCTTTAGCTTGCTTATTGGTTCTTCACTTGGTTGGCTTACGCTTACAGGCTCTGACATTATGATGATGTTGCTTGGTGTTCTTGCTCGTGAGACTGCTTCGGTTTATAACTTCTGGCTTGGTAGTTCTAATAGCAGTCAACAAAAAGATAGAATGAAAGAAATCAAATGAAACTGTCACCCAACTTCAGCTTGAATGAATTGACACAGAGTGAGACAGCTTTACGAAAAGGAATCAGTAATGAACCTACTCAAGAAATCATCTCAGCTTTACAATGCTTGGCTGTTAATGTGTTGCAACCTGTACGTGACCATTACGCTAAAGGTGTCAAAGTTAATAGTGGCTATCGTAGTCCGGAAGTGAACGCTTCAGTTGGTGGTAGTAAGACAAGTGATCATTGCAAAGGACAAGCTGCTGACATTGAAATACCCGGTGTTGCCAATGCAGAGCTTGCTCAGTACATTAAAGATAAGCTACAATTCACACAATTGATTCTTGAGTTTTATACACCGGGTGTCCCCGATAGTGGTTGGGTGCATGTATCATATGATCCTGCCAATCTTAAGAAGCAAGTATTGACAGCCGTTAAACAAGATGGCAAAACTGTATATCTGCCCGGTTTGGTGGCGTAATAGGAAACAATATGGATAAGAGCTTCACAGCAAAACAAAAGGAAATTGTCGCTCGTAAGATGGGCTATGATGGTCCTATGCAAATGTTCGATGAGTTTCTTGCAGCATCTGCTTCTGACTCACAGCGGTATAGCGCCATCACTTCTAAATTTGCTGAGCGTATGGCTAAAGGTGGGATGGTTAAGAAGTATTTTGTAGGTGGTATGTTTGAATCACAAGTAGCAGACAGATTTGCTGCTGACCTTTCAAAACCTAATACATCTACATCACAACCATCAGCTACTACCGCTAGTGCCAATAATCAACTTTATCTTGATGCAATTGGTAATGCAACAAATACACCTCCATCACAGCAGTCGGCTCCACTCGTTGGCCCTCTTCCAAATGGTGGTGATACTACAACAAGTCTTAGCACCATCACAAGAAATGATGCAGGTGCTCCTTCAATGACAACTGCTCCCGGTTATACGGCAGCACAAACCGCAACGACTCCGAAGGCAGACGTTACAAATGCTGGTACTGTTACTGCCGCCACTGGTACAACTCCTGCCGTAGCGCAAACTGTTACTACCCCCGACACTGTTAATGTTACTGATGCTACAACTACAGCAACTACATCAGATATTCGGACTGAACAGGCTAAACAAGCCGCTGCCACAGGTACAGTTTCTGAAGGTGCAAAAGCAACCGCACAGACAGGCACTCTTTCTGGAGGTGCAACAGCAAAAACACAGCAAGTTGGCAGTGAATACAAAACACCTGTTGTGTCTGGTCAACGCACCACCGGAGAGGGCGAACTGGTGACTGCTGTCACTGATGCTCCAGTAGTTAAATCAGAGACTGCTCAGGCTGCTGCACCTGCTGCTGTACAGGCAGCACAAGGTGTTGTTAAAGCTGAAGAGCTTGTCAAGCCTGCACAGATTGCTGAAGCAGACATGGCACAGGCTACAGCTATCACTGCTGAGGGTCTTGCACCAGATGCTAAAGTTGTTGCTGCTCGTCTTGAGAAGTTCACTGTTGATGACGGTACTCTTGCTGCCGCAGCGCAGGGTAATGTTGATGCACAATCCACTGTTCAAGGACAGCTTACAGAGTTGATGAAAAGCTTTGATGATGGTGCCACCCCTGCATGGGCTGCTGGTGCCATTCGTGCTGCTAATGCTGTTATGGCCTCTCGTGGTTTGGGTGGTAGCTCTATGGCTGCTACTGCTGTTTTCCAAGCCGCTATGGAAAGTGCTTTGCCTATTGCTGTACAGGACGCTCAAGTGTTCCAGCAGATGGGCATGGCAAACCTGAACAACCGTCAACAAACTGCATTGGCTAATGCTGCTGCTCAACAAGGCTTGTCTTTGCAGAACTTGTCTAATGAGCAACAAGCTCGTTTGACTAATGCTGCCAACTCGTTTGCTCTTCAGAGTCAGAATCTGTCTAACATGCAACAGACAATGCTGGCTAACACACAGATCAGGGCTACGCTGCAAGGACAGAACTTGTCCAATCAACAACAAGCTGCTGTGGTTAATGCTGCTCGTTATGCTGAGATGGCAAACATCAATCTTAACAACATTCAACAAGCTGCTTTGCATAATAGTTCTATGCAGGTACAAGTTGATATTAGCAATGCTTCCAATCGTCAGCAGACAGCTTTGGCAAATGCTCAGATTGAAGCCGCAATGCAGGGCAAGGTGTTGGATAATAAGCAACAAGCTGCTGTGTTGAATGCTACACGAATTGCTGAGAATAACAATCTGACATTTACCGCAGCACAACAAGCGGCTCTGAACAATTCACAGTTGATGAAGGACATTGGTATTGCCAACTTGAATGCAGCACAACAAACAACTATTGCTAACGCAGCCGCCATTGCGTCAATGGATATTGCGAATCTGAACAATCGTCAGCAAGCCGCTGTTGTAACTGCTCAGGCGTTCTTGGCTACCGATCTGAAAAACTTGGACAACAAGCAACAACTTGCTGTCATTCAGAGTCAGCAAATTGCAGAATCTATTTTGTCTGATGCTGCTGCTAAGAATGCTGCATCATTGACTAATGCAACAAATGCAATTGAAGTTGATAAGATTAATGCAACACTGGCACTCACCGCATCACAGTTCACTGCTTCTGAAAAGAACAAAATAGCTGTTGCCAACATGGATGCCGCTAATGAACTGATAAAGTTTAATGCTCAAGAAGCTAATGATAGGGCAGACTTTAATGCTAGACTGACAACAGAAATTAGCTTAGCCAATGCTAAAATCTTGGCAGACATTTCAGTTGCTAACACTGCTGCTGTTAATGCAGCAAACGCTGTTAATGCTAAAAATGCTACAGACTTGTCAGCTTCTCAATATGCACAGCAGAGTCAGACTTATCGAGACTTGTTGTCGTATTCTTGGAAGACTGGTGAAAGCGCTAAAGACCGCATTGCTAATTTGGCTGTTGCTTCTATTCAGAAGGATGTTGCTAATATTAAAGCCGATGCCGATAGTAGTAGTTCTCTCGGAGAAAACTTAGTTAAACTTGGTGTAGCTATTTGGGGATAACAATGAAACACATACAGAACTACTGGAATAAAGTTGAAAGCGCCATTGCTTCAAAGACTAAAGCGGTGCCTAAAAATAAAGGACTACTTGCTCCTTCTAAATCTTCAATGTCTAAAGATCAACCAAAAACTGAATTAGATATTATTGTTAACTTTGTTGAAAGTATTCGACAATCACGAGAGGAAATGAAGAATGGCTAAACTGAGTCCGGTTGATGTTATTAAACCTGTACCACCCGGTATTTCGTGGACAGATGAACCTCGTAGTCAACCTTGGACTACACCACCTAAGATGGTTAATGTAAGTGAAATTGCACAAACCTATGTTGATAAGTTGTCGTCACCTGAAACAATCAACAATACATTAGACCTTATCGAATCTGAAGTTCCATTGGCAGCATTAGCCAATGCAATGATGTTGACTGGTGTTGCTCAGGGTGGTCATACTATTGATGCTGGTGTTTTAGTCACTCCTGTTATTATCGAAATGTTGGTAACGCTTGCTGAAATACACGGTGTTGATTACACTGTCTTTCCTAAAGAAGAAGATGCCGATAATATTCCAGCTCGTGTGATTAAGAATGCATTGAAGAAAATCAATACTCCGGTACAAAATGAAGAAGCAATGCCTGTTGTCAAACTATCTGGTTTGATGGCGCGTAAATCTAACAACATGGAGAATATGTAATGGGTTTCAGATTCAGTTCATTCCTGTCGGGCGCAGTTAAAGGCGCGGCTGACGTTCTTGAAGAAGAGGCAACTGCGGCATCTAAGAGTGCAACGTTCGGTATCAAGGCTTTGAAAGAAAACTATGACAAGGTGATGGCCGAAAACCGCACACTTGAAACTAAGGTTACTAAGAATATTGAAGCGCTTCGCACTTTTGATAAGACAGCAACTGAAGCTGAATTGTTTGCTGCTGCGACCAATGATACTTATATGACGATGGCGCTTGAAGCTGCTAAGGCAAACCCTGCAAGTTTTAGAGTAGGAGATGTTGTTAAGATTAAAGAAGAGAACGCTTCTCCCTTAACCGCTAAAGAAATGTTGAAGGCTTACACAACAATTCCTGCTGTGTCAAAAGCCGCTAGACAAGCTGAAGAAAGCTCTGGTAATTTCATTGCTGACATCCGTAAAGGTGTAGCTTCTCGTGCCGCCGCTAAAGCTGAAGAACAAACCGCTAAGGCTATGGGTGTTTCTATTGAACAACTTCGTGGTGCTAGTGAGTTTAGACGTGCAGAGGCAGACACTGATGCTGTCTTTAACATGGGCAAGTTTCAGAAAGAAAAAGGCTATGATGAACGCGAGAAAGATGCAAAGCTTGCTTTGTTGAAAGCTGAACAGAATGGTGACGAACAAGCTATTAATGTTGCTAAGGCTGATCTGCTAATCTTCAAGAATATCAAAGACACGTTGACATCTGAACAACAACAGTTTTCTAACAAAGTTGCTGACATCAAGAATCGTTATATGTTTGGTACTGCTGATGAGCGTAAAGCGGCTAAGCCTGAATACGACAAACTTATGGCTGATATTCGTGCTGAAGCTCTGGCTAAGAAGACTGGTGAAGGCGCTGGTGAGAGTAAGATTCCTGCATTGGGCACATTGAACACCTTCACATCTGCTGCTGTTGCTCGTGCTGTAGCAGCCAAGCATGGTGACTTGATTAAGTCTAAGCAGCTTGCCATTGTTGAGAAAGCTGACGGCAGTGTTGGTATTGATTATATTGGTGACAATGAAACTCTTCGTCGTCAAATCTTGGAAACACAAGCTAACGCCGCAAAGAATTCTTTGTCGTTGTATACAGATGCCAAGGGTCAGCCGTTCAACCGTGACGTTGCTTCTGTGCTGAACTCGTACACCTCTGTTGTTCCTTCTGTTGTTAGAACAGATGGTGGCGCTGCACCACAACCTGCTGCTCCTACACCAACAACATCTATACCTGCGCCTAAGACTAGAGAAGAATATAATGCTATACCAAAGGGTACACGTTATATCGACACGGATGGTAAGACAAAGATCAAAGGATAAGTAATGGCGTTTGGTATCAATGATAAAGAAGTAGTGCAGGGTTTCGGTGTCAATGATGCTGTTGTGTCTAAAGGGTTTGGTGACAATGACAGAGTTGTAGAAACTACTGTTGCTGCACCACAGCAGATTGAACGCATGGCTGCTGCACAGCCTGCAAAGCCTGAAGTTGATTTGACCAAGCCTGCTATGGCTGCACCACGTCAACGTGCTACAGAGTTGCAGAAGGTGCAGGCTGCTGCAATTGAAGAACGCAATAAACCTAAGTTTGACTATCAAGAACTCTATACCAATCCTGACCTGTTTAAGATTGTTACCGACTACAACAAGGTCGCCACTGGTAAAGAGTACAAAGAAGGCCAGAACAAAGAACAATACGTTGCTTCTTTCATGTCTGAGTTGCGTGGTAATGAGTGGAACACTTTCTCCAACATCGCAGCCCTTAACAAGCTGAAGAACTCTTCATTGCCTGACCGTGAGAAGCTGGCACTGGGCAACCGTTTGTTTGATCAAGTTAAAGATGCTACAGAAAAAGGTGGTCAACCCGGTGCTGCACCATTCGTTGATATTGCAAAGTCTGCATTGACTGACTTGACCAACTACATTGGTTTCGGTACTGCTGCTGTAGGCAAGAAGCTCATTGCTAAAGAAGCTACTAAGGCTGCTACTTCTTCCATTCTCAAGGCTACACCTGCCGCTGTCACTGCTGCCACAGTAGGTACTGAAGCAGTGGTTGGTGCTGGTCAAAACGTTGTTGAACAGAAGAAGAAACAAGAAGTTGCAAAATCACTTGGTGAACAACCAGCAGAACTTGATGCTGGTCAAATTGGTGTTGCTGCTTTGTTTAGTTCTGTTGGTGGATTCTTTGAAGCTAAAGGAACATTGGCTGCTCCTACTGGTAAGTCTGGTGCTGAACAACTTAGCGACATCTTGAAGAAGAAACAGCTATCACCCAAAGACCCTAACGCTCCTGTTACATCCACTGAGCGTGTGCTGGCTGATCCTATTGCACAGAACATGGACACTGTTGTTGAAGAGTTCATGAACATTCAAGGTGGTCGAATCTTGGATGAGGTTAATCCAGCAACGGCTTTGACTGATGCCAAGATTCAGAAAGACTTGTCTGCTCGTGCTGTACGTGTAGCGTTGCATGTCATTGAACAAGACCCTACATTCCGTCTTCGTCCTAACCAGAAGACCAGCACAGCTATTGCTGAAGTGTTCTCTCAGTTGGACAACATCGACGACACCTTGCTTGAACAGGCCATCCGTAAAGAAGGATTGACCCCTGACGAGTTTGCTGCTGCTAACAAACTGACAGTGACAGAAGCTGCTCAGGTGATGCAACAATATTCTGCTGCCTCCAAAGTGCTTAAGCGCATGACAGAGATTGACCCAGAACTCAAGAAGCAAGTTGATGCTTTGTTTGAGAAGCCCGATAGTCAAGTGTCAGCGCTTGGTCGTGTTGGTCAAGCTGTGCAGACTCTTGAGCGTGAGTCTAAAGCTTGGGTTGTTTCTGGTATTGGTACCACTGTTCGTAACGTTATCGGCACCACTGTTGGTTTGACATACAACTCTGCTGCATCGCTGATTGAAGGTGCTATGTACACTGTTGGTCGCACCTTGGATGGTGCTGCTAAAGGTCAACGACTCACCACAGCTATGCGTAGTCTTGGTGACACAATGAGTGATGCATTTAGTGTGTACGGCTATATGGCTAAGGGTGGTTTGTCCACTGAAGTTACAGACACATTGTTGCAGCACAACCCTGCGTTGCGTAACAACATCTTGAGTGCAACACAGGAAAGCTCCACCAGTGAAATCTCTAAAGCTGCTCAGGTCTTCAACAGTTTAAACGTTGCACAGGATGCCTTCTTCCGCAAAGCCATCTTCAACGCTTCTGTTGAGAAGCACATGCGACGTGCTGGTCTTGACATGTATGAAACCATTGGTCAGGGCAAGACAATTCCTGCATCAATCTTGCAGCAGGCCACTGATGAAACACTGAAGGCAACCTTCTCCTATACACCAAAGGTGCAGAAGAAAGGTATTCAAACCTTTGAAGCTGGTGCAGAAGCCGCTGGCAACTTGTTTGTTAAAGCTGCTGAGTTTCCCGGTGGTAGTTTGATTGCAACATTCCCTCGCTTCATGTCGAACGCCATTGCTTTCCAATACCGCTATAGCATCTTCGGCGCTATGTCAGGTGCTGAAGACTTGGCACAGGGTTCGTTGCTGAAAGCTGCTGGCTCTTCCGGTGGTGAAGCTCTCATCCGTAAAGGTCAAGAGAACATTGCCAAGGGCGTTGTTGGTACCGCTGCGTTGGCTGCTGCATACGACTACCGTATGAACAACCAAGACACTGAGTGGTACAACATGAAGAACGATGATGGTTCTACTGTTGACACTCGTGCCATCTTCCCATTAGGCCCAACACTGGCTGTTGCTGACTTCATGGCTAAGCGTAAGCTTGGTCTTGAACCAAAGACTGCCGAAGCTGCTGAAGCCATCATCGGTATGAAGATGCCTGCTGGTACACAGAATCAATTCCTTGACCAAGTGTTCGCCGCATTCTCGTCTGAGAAAGAAGCTGACAAGATTGAGATTGCTCTGGGTAAAGCTGTCGGTGACTTCACTGCTCGTTTCTCACAACCGTTTGTGTTCAAGAGCGCTTATGAATTCTTCGACTTGTTCCGTGAAGAAGGTGCTATTCAGCGTGACCCTAACGTCATCACCGCTGAAGGTAGTGGTGATCGATTCATCGAAGCTGCTGCCAACCGTGTGCAGTCTAAGTTGCCTGTATTGAAAGAGCAACTACCAGAAGCCATCCCACGCTTGCGTGAAGGCCCAGTGTACAAGGAAGGTGAATTCTTCTACAGCTTGGTTGGTGTGCGAGAGACACCTGAGAAGACCCCTGCTGAACAAGAGATTATTCGACTCGGTATCGATCCATACAAGCTGTATGGTCCATCATCGGGTGATCGTCTGTATGATCGTTCCTTTGTTGAAACTGCTAACCCGTTGGTCATTAACGCCATTGAGCGTACCACCGCGAACAAACGTTATCAAGCATTGTCTCCTACAGAACAGAAGCTTGCACTGACTAACGTTGTGCGTGATGTAACAAGCATTGCTCGTGACAAGACAGACGGTAAGTTTATGTCTGAAGATATTGTTCGTGTTAAGAAGATGCAGTTTGATAAGCTGACACAAGATCAGCGCAAGGTCATCAACGAACGTTATGCTAAAGATAACAATGGTGTAACATTGGAAGAAGCCAAAGACTACAAAGCTGTTGACAAATACAACGCCATGTTGGGCAACCTAGCATTTGCAGCAGGCGGCTTAGTCCCTGCTTATGCTCTTGGTGGATTGGCAGCAACTAAGGTTGTTGGTAAGAAGCTCGTCGGTGGTGCTGCTGAGTCTGTGTTGGACACAGCAAAGAAGCTCAAAAGCGTTGCACCTACTCCTGCCGACACAGCAGCCATCGATGACATCATCAACAAACGCATCGAATCAACATCCCCTGTAATGGGTCAGATGACAGACATGTTGACTAAGAAGCCTGCGCCAAAGGCTGTGACAGCCCCTACAGTGGTACCAATTAAGGAGGCTGCACCTACCCCACCAGCGCAGGTGATAGAGGCTCCTACGCCTTCTAAAGCATTCGCTGATGAAGACTACATCAAAGGCGAAGAGGCTATGTTGGAGATGTATACGCCTGCTCAGTTGAAGTCTTGGAAGGTTGCCAACCCTGAAGACTATGAGAACACTCTGCACAGCTTCACAGGTATGGCTAAAGGATTGAAGTCGTCTGAGATTCCTCCAGCACCGTTTGCTAAGAAAACCGATGAAGCTGCTGAGTCTTTGGTGGACGAAGTTGAATATGACATGGATGGCAATCCTGTCAGCATTGGTGGAAAAGCTGTAGTTAAGAAGGCTGAACCAGTTGCTGATGAGTATGGTGTTGATCCTAAGTATTTGTCTGGTGATGTAAATAGCATTACAGGAAATTTCAATACCAATGCACGTAACAACGCAGTTGCTGCTATTAAAGAAACACGCGAAGACAGCTTCTTTAAACTGCGTAACAATGATAAGTTTGCATCGGTGGATGATGATGTGTTGGGTGTGGTGTTGGGTGATTATCGATACTCTCGTGGTGTCGAACTCAATCCTAAAGACCCTGCAATGCTTGATGATGCTGTCAAGCTGGCTACTCAGTACCAGAAACGTCTTGATGTTTTGCGTGAGAAGTACAAGGATGTACCACCTGTGAGGTTGTTCCACGGTCAAGGTGTAACAGAAGATATTGATAGTATTAAAAGATCAGGTTTCACCGATCCTACGAAGCGTGATGAGTTTCACTCAGAGATGTACGTGGGTGCTCCATCATTTACTAAAGACTTGAACTTGGGTTTCCGTGGTAGTCCATTCGGTGGTACCAAACCAGAGAACTATGTCGTCACTGAGATTCCATACGCTGATTATGTGTTCAACAAAATCAACATGGCTCCTGAGAAGTATGACAGGAAAGACATGAACACTATCCTTCGCGCTGTCACTGGCGCACCCGGTGTTGTTCGTCCGATTGGTTTGCCTCGTGCTGGTTTTTTGGAAACAGAAGACATGATGTTGGAAGCTGAGAAGCTTCGTGTCAAAGGCAGAAACGCTAAGTTGCGTAGTGCTGAGACAGAAGTGTCTGAAGCTTTACAACGTGGTGGTAAAGATGTTATTCGTGCTGAAGTAAAGAAGAACGAAGAAGTCATTTCAGAGTATATGAAGACTGCTCGTCAATCTAACGACCCTAAAGAGCGAATGAAGCTGGCGTACATGTCTTATAGTGGCATCAAAGACTTGATGAATAGCTATCTGAACATGGGCAAAGCAACATCAACTAAGACTGGTCTTGGTCAGCAGTATCAAGCTGCAATCAATACCTTCGCTGACTACTCAGGTATTCAACGTCAGATGCGTGAGGTCGGTGATATTTTGTGGGATGGTGGAGCCAAACAGAAAGCGCAGAATCTGTATGAACTCAGCGACAAGTTGAAGAAGTTTCAACAGACAGAGCCAACAATCTCTACCGCTGTTGATGAAGCTAAACGAACTAAGCCACTGGATGAAGTGACGAAGATGATTCCAAAGCTGGCAAAGGGTGGTCTCGCAACTCGTCGGTGATAAGTACCGACAATAAAAAAAGGGGAGCCTATGTAGCTCCCCTTTTATTTGGGCAGAAGGACGAGAATCGAACTCTATCTACTTGTTTCACAGACAAGTGTGCTGACCATTACACTATCCACTGCATGTTATTTGGTCTGTGTAGATGGATTCGAACCACCGATGTCCTGACCCCAAATCAGGCGACTTAACCAAACTAGCCTATACACAGATTGGCTCCAAAGGTAGGGGTCGAACCTACGACCAACAGATTAACAGTCTGCTGCACTACCGCTGTGCTACTTTGGAAAGGATGTTGTTATATCACATCTTAAACGCTTCCTTCAATAGCTTCAACAAGCCTATGATCTTTGCTGTCCTTTTTCATTTTTTCAAGGTTGTCAAAGTAGGCACGATCCCAACCACGTTGCCATTCTTTACCAGCTAAGCTGTCGGGGTCATAGCTGTTACTCAACCACCCTCTACTGAAGGCGTAATAGCCTTTGCCAAATTGAATGCTAAGCAAATGTTGAGGACGTTTAAACTGCATAACCATCTCCATAGATTTCGTTGGACAAAAGATAACCCTCTAACTCCCACATCTTGTTGATAGCATCTTCATAGGCATACTTCTCACCAAGAGCTTTGTTGAATTTAACAGGGTTTACACATGCGCTTTTACCAATGATGAGAAAGCCACAATGTAAATGCATGAAGCACAACGTTGTAGTTGTGTCAGGCACTACATAGTATTCCACCTTCTTAGTTTTATTTTGCATGTCTGTCGTGGTGACAGAGGTTCGCTTGATAAGTTGTTCATGCTGGTTCATCTTCGCTTGCCTTCTCTGTGATGTATTGGTAGGCCAACACAGCAGCGATGTGTGCGTTGGATTCTTTGTTGATTGGTTCAGGGTCAAACAAGATTTGCATCTCAAGACCACCGTCATTGTTGTCGGTAAAGATGATGGTGGCTTTATTAACGGGTGGCATAGGTATGCTCCTTTAGTTGGTGGATGGGAAGGTTGTAACAATCGCTCTTAACTACATAGCCATTGTCGGGATCAATTGTACCCTTAGTCATGTACTTTGCGTCAAGCATATATTGCTTTTTCTCATACACACCCAAGAACCAGCCAATGCTGAAGTCGTTCTTGACACGAACAAAAGCATAATAGTCACACTCTTGAGTTGTATTTAAAGCAGCAATAGAACACTCATAAGTATCCAACGGCTTGACAGAGGTCTGCTTAGTCTTCACATCCACTGTCTTACCGTTGCACAAGATGAGATCATATTCATAAGTGTTAGCGAGTACACCTCCCATGACCTGCTGAGTAATAGCCTCACCTAAGAAGCCAGCTAAGTTGCCTGCTCCGCTGATGATGCTATTGCGTAGCTTGCCCATCTCTGCCGCCTTGTCTCGGGCAGTGACGAGCATGTCGCCTGTGATGACAACCTCAATCATCTTTCTTGCTCGGTATTAGTTCACCGATTTGATCGAACTGACCGAAGTAGATTTTGATGAAGGGTAGCAAGATGATGATGCCACTATAGGCATGCAACGTATCATGCTTTTCACCAGTGTCAACGATGTGACAGATGTCTTCATTATATTCAATGTCAAAGCCTATGCCTTGTCGCAAGTTGATGACTAACATTATTGACGATCCTCATAAAGTGTTTTAGCAATGATGTAGTTCTTAACCAAGCTGCTTCGGACAATGTCGTCCATGCCAAACTCAAAGCGGCTGAACTCTCGCATGTCCTGCACAATGTCCAAGAACTTTGGCAAGCCTGTCTTATCATCCTTCTTCTTCAAGTCAGTTTGCCTGATGTCACCGCAATAAATAATCTTCGATGTATGACCGACACGGGTTACGATTGTGTCAAGTTCTTCAAAGGTCATGTTCTGGATTTCATCAGCCAACAAGATGGAGTTGGTGAATGTGGTTCCGCGAATGAAGCTGGTCGAAATGAATTCAATGTAGCCTTGTTCTGACAACCTGTCCCATGCATCCTTGCGGTTGAACAAGTCAGCACAGATTTGACGATAGGGTTGGATGAAGGTCTCCATCTTCTCGTTAGCGTCACCGGGTAAGAAACCCATGTCACGACTTTGCACAGAGCTACGAACAATGACAACTTTCTTGTAAGGACTTGCTTTATCCATCACTTCTCCAAGCGCTTTGTACAGGGCGATGTAAGTCTTACCTGTACCAGCAACACCATGCAGACACATGAAGTAGTCACCAGCGTTATAGGCATCGAAGAATTCCTTCTGCTTTGCTGTCTTAGGCTGGATCGTCGCCATGTCATCGAGGCGCACACGCAAGCTATTGTTTTTACTAGCTGGTGATGGTGGCTCGTTAGACTGTGTTGGCGCTGCTTTTCGTTTAGTAACCATCAATACTTCCTTTGGTTGTGAAGAAGCCCCGACATGGGGCTTCTTAGGGGATATTATAAACTAGTTCCAATCTCTACAAACTCAAAACTGAGTTGCCAGAGATGTGCATAACTAGGTTGTTCTCGCAGCCAGTCAAAGAACTTATCTTGTGCTTCAGAGATTGTGTTTGCTTTGACGTGCAACACACCTTTGAAGACGTTGTTCTGACTGTTGTAGCTGACGGTAAAGTTTCTCATGCTGCCTTACCCCACACATCGTCCCATGTACCAGTCTGAGCACCCTTGCTGTAGTCTGTGACCTTCTGTTCAAAGAAGTTGGTATGTGATGTACCGAGCATACCATCAACCCAAGGCAAAGGATTCTTCTTAATCTTGTAGATTCCTTTCATGCCCATAGAGATGAGGCGACGATCAGCAATGTAGCGAATGTATTGCTTCACTTCTTCTTTCGTGAGCTTCTCAACTTCCAGCATACCGAAAGCAAGATCAATGAACTTGTCTTCAATATCCACCATCTCTTGAGCAATCTTCTTAATCTGTTCAGGCGTTGTTTCATCTTGGTGATGTTTGACATATTCACGATATACCTTAATCATTCCTTCAGCATGCATTGTTTCGTCAGTGATGGACCAGCTAATGATCTGACCCAAACCCTTCAGCTTACCGTTACGTGCAAAGTTGAGCAACATTACAAAACTAGAGAACAGTTGCATACCTTCACCGAATGCAGAGATGGTGGCAATCTTCTCAGCCATTGGAGCACCTTCAATGCGTTGCACATACTCATGCTTGTCCAGCATTTCTTTATATTGCAAGAACTCATTGTAGGTTGACTCAGGCAAACCAAGCGTTTCAATCAAGTGAGCATAGGCAGCAACGTGCAAAGCTTCACGAGCAGCAAACCCACTCAACATCATTTTGATTTCATGGTTACGAAACGCAGGGATGTAATGGTCATGATAGCCGCTACCAATATCCAAGTCACCCTGAACAAAGAAGCGCAATATCTTCGTCAGAAACTCTTGTTCATCTTTGTTGAGTTTCTTGTAGTCTTTAACGTCCTCAGACATTGGAACTTCACTGTGCAACCAATGGCTCTGCTCATGCTGCAACCAAGCGTCATAAGCCCAAGGGTAGGTGAAGGGACGGAACGCTGTAGTTTCCGTATTCATTTTGTATTGTCGTGTCATAGTCATCCTTCACAAGCCAAGCAGGTGTCACCATCTGCCAATGTTTTCAAATCAATCTCATCTTCAATGCGTTGACGCTTAATCTGAGCACCAACCTTGTCAGCCTTACGCACCTTCTCACTACGTAGATAGTACAGACTCTTGAGTCCACTCTTCCAAGCAAGGAAGTGAACGCTGTGCAAATACTTTACAGACACATTAGCAGGGAAGAACAGATTCACCGATTGTCCCTGATCGATATACTTCTGACGATCTGCTGCAAGCTCAATCAACCATCGCTGATCAATCTCCATTGCTGTCTTGTACACTTCCTTGAGTTGTTCAGGAATATCCAAGTGTTGCACAGAACCATCGTTGGCAATGATAGATGCCCATGTGTCATCATCGTCTTTACCAAGCTTCTCAAGTTCAGCTTTGAGGAAACGATTCTTGTACACGAATGCACCAGATAACGTATCCTGACGGAACACATTAGCACGATAAGGTTCGATTGACGGGCTTGTATTACCCATAATCAAGCTGCTGCTGGCGTTAGGTGCAATAGCAGTCCAATGGCTGAAGCGACGACGAATACCACTAAGATGCGCGTCAGGGCATTCACCTCGTGCCGTAACCAAGATTGCATCGCTAATAGTGCATTGGTTGTAAATGTGTTTGAAGATTTCATTGTTGTAACTTTTAGCCAGTACACCATCAATAGCAACGCTTTTCTTTTGTAGGAAAGCATGAAAGCCTAGCGTACCAATACCAATGCTTCGCTCCATCATGGCACTAGCACGAGCACGGGCAATAGAGTCTGGAGCGTTGTCGATAAAGTATTGCAGCACGTTATCCAACATCTCCATAACATCAAGAATAAACTGCTTGTTGTTTTTCCATTCGTCATAGTATTCCAAATTCAATGAAGACAAGCAGCACACTGCTGTACGTTTCTCGTTTGTTGGCAAGAAGATTTCAGTGCAAAGGTTGCTACCATTGATTGTCAGTCCTTTGTCTTTCAACCAAGATGGCAGGGCTTTGTTAGCAGTGTCGATGTAGATGAGGTAGGGTTCGCCAGTCTGCATACGCAACTCAAGAATCTTCTGCCACAAATACTTAGCCGACACAGTCTCAACAACACTACCGTTAGAAGGGTTGATTAGATTGAAGCTGTCATCCGCATTGTCATCCTTCATGCATCGCTCAATGATGTTCATGAATTCATCAGTGACATTGATGCCGTGGTGCAGATTCAGTGTACGCACGTTCTGATCACCAGTGGGTTTACGCATCTCCAAAAACTGGATGATGTCAGGGTGGTGAATGTCGAGGTAGGCAGCATAGCTACCACGGCGTGTACGTCCTTGACGGTAGGCCAATGAACTAGCGTCATAGATTTTCAAGTGAGGCATCACACCTGTTGACTTGTCATCGCTATTGCGGATACCAACGTGAACACCAACACCACCACCCATCATTGAGAGCCAATTGGTCTCTGAAAGATTATCGACCAAACCTTCTGCACTATCATCCATAAAATTAAGAAAACAGCTAATAGGCAACCCGCGCTTAGAACGACCAAAAGATAGGACAGGAGTAGAATAGCTGAGCCAATGTTTACTAGAGTAGTCATACAGTCGCTGAGCATGTTCTTGGTTGCTGGCAAATGACGATGATACAAATGCAAAACGTTCTTGCGGGGATACTTCATCATCTTTCATGTAGCTTTCTTTGAGTCGTTGCTTACCTAGTTCATCAAAAAGATTGTCTCGTGATAGGTCGATGTCAACTTTATATTTCATTCTATATTGCCTTGGTTTAGTGGAAAAGAAAGGAGCCGAAGCTCCTTGGGTGTGGGTGGGGGTGGAGTTATATCACTCAGCGAAGATCGCCGCTGCCCTGAATGGCATCTCGTTTTTGCCTTGATGCCAACTTCTCCAGATTGTGTTGACAAACTTCAGACAATGTCAAACCGTGATCTTTGGCAACAGCAGCAACCTGCCACATCACATCTCCAAGTTCTTTCTTAATAGCGTTGTTGTATTCTTCAACATTGCCCCCATCTCGGCGCAGCTTAGCAGCCTTCCCCAACACTTCACCAGCTTCTGCGGCTAGGTTGAGCAATGCATATTCACGATCTGCTGTTGGAAGACGAAAGATCATTGCCTCTCGTTGATAACTATCGATGTTCATTCTGTTTCCTCTGCTGTTGGTGTTGCAATCTTACCAGCTTCAATGGCATCGGTAAGGCAAGCAATGATGGCATAGCGCATCAGGTATTCCTTAGCTGCTTCGTCAACGTAGACATTGAAGTCGGCAGAGCCGTCTTCGTTTTCTCTGTAGTTTTCAAGTTCGATTCTCATCAGAACAATTCCTTTTTCAGTTCTTTAATCTTTGCTGTCACGTAATGCGACAACACCTTGAAGTCAACTTTCGGATTCTTAAACTCTTTGACGAAGTTCCAAGTTTCTTCAGTGACTACATCGTACCACACAGTGTTGATCAGTCGAGGAATATATTTCGATGACCATCCACCCATCTCGTTGACAATCTTTGCTTCCACCTTGTCAACCAAAGCTTGCGTCACATACTTAGCCGCAATCTTCTCTTCAACGATTTCACCACCAATGACAGGCGCACCCATAGCAATGTGATGCTTGGCTTTGAATTCGTTGGTGACAATCTTGGCCCAAGTCTGACGACCAAACTTGTTCTTGTAGTCGTAGTTCTTGATGACAACACCTTCACCACTACCTTCACCATCCTTCACCAAATAGTGTGCCTTACTTAGGCACTCAGTGAAATGGTCGATGCTGCCGTTCTTGATGATGGCAATGGGGGCAATGACGTTGATGCCAGCAGAGATAAGACCTTCAGAGTATTCGTCATAGCTGAGTAGTCGTTCTTTGTTGCGGTCATACACATCGAACACATAGAACTTACGCCATGCATCGTCGTTGTAGGTCTTCAGTGTGTGCGGCACAAGCCATTCACCGTAGAGGATCAAGTCAGGTTCATTGTACAGAAAGCTAATGACGGCTTTATCAACCACCATAGCGTTCATGAAACCAGCATTATCATTGTCCAGTGCAAGCTCACGGTTGCGACTACCAGCTTTGACACCACCGTCCCACCAGACACTACCGTTAGTACCGTCCAGCTTAGGGAATACGTAGCATGTACCCACTTCGATACCATCAACTTCAGTGTTACCGTAACGTTCAAGGTGTTGATATTTTAGAAAGCTCATACTTTCTTTTTCCTTTCAAGTTTCTCTTGATCAGTTTTGATTTTATGGCAAGGCTTACAAAGCACCTGAAGATTCTTCATCTCACAGAACATACGGTCAATGAAGTTGTCCCATGTAGTGAAACCTTTCTTAGGGTCTACAACGGGCTTGATGTGATCGACCTGTACGTCAGCAGCAACAAACAGTTGTTTGCACTCAGCACACTTGTAATGCATCGCCAGCTTACCCGTCTTAGCATTCACCTTCCTACCTACAAAAGCTTGCTTCAAAGCCTTATACTTAGGAGGCCAACGCCTTGACGCTGCGCGTAAGGCAGAGGTCACGAAAGACTTAAATCGTGCCTCTGTCCATTCGCCACCATTGCGTTCTTTAACGGTCACTAGGTACTGCCTCAAACGCTATGTTGGTCATATCGAGTTGGTCTTTAGTATCGACCAAGATGTTCTCAATGATGCTGCATACATCAGCAACATCAAGAGCAACGAAGTAGTAGTGACCATCCTCATACTCTTCGACAGCAACAACAAACCCGTTCTCTGCTGTTGTAATTGTCAACTTCATGTCAACCCCTCTACATCAACATTACTAAAGCAAACATCCTCAATGTTCAATCGAGACAGCGCATACGTCACATGCTCTTTCAAGTCTTCAACAAGTAAGTCTTCATGTGTGTAGATGCTATCAAGTTCTGAGTTGTCTATCTCAGCAACAAAGGTTAGTGTAATCTTAGCCACGATCTTCTCCTATTTCAAAGGCCAGCAAGTATAACAGGCAACAGATGGCGTGAGCAAGATGACTCTTACCAGTCTCAGGGTCTAGCTTTTCACCAGCAGCATAGGCAGTGAAGTGGCGAAAGCCTGCGTCGATGTAACGCCGCTTAGCATCCGGCACCTTCTTCCAGTTGTCTGGTGCATACTTCTTCGCGCCATAGGTCAGCACATCAACAACTTCTTTCAAAGCTTTGAAGGGCAGCAAAGACCATTGAGGTTTGTCGTTGTCAAACTTGACACCAGTGGTAGAGGGAATGACTCGGTGCGACATAGCTTCACCGTGGTCGTCAATGTTCTTGAACACATCTCTCGATACCCAATTACTGTATTCAACACAGCTAACACAGACCGGATGCTCTAAACCATCCAACACCTGTCCAGCATTGAAGCAAGTGTTACATGTTTTCACTGCACACCCCCAATCGTCTTCGTATATTTAGACAATACAAACTCTGCGTCTTTAACATCGTCAAGTTCATCAATGGCCGACTGGTTGTAGATGGCTTTTACCTTCTCAAGAAAGCGATCAGCCAAAGCAGGGTCTTCATCAATGAGAGGAACAGTGGCTGCAATAATCATAGCGATGTGAACAAGACTAGCGAAGTCTTCTTCTTCCATAGTGACAGGACCAATACCGCTAATCAGCACTTGGAAATCACCATCCCATTTCTCACCATGTTTATAGTGAGGACGCAACACAATAGTTACATCATTTGGTTTCAATTTGTTTGCATTGGTGGCGTCCATACTTGACCTTCATATCTACGTAGAAAAAGTAGATGTGCATTCTCTATGACACGTTCTTCAACACCATCATAGGCTTCAACACATCGCTGATACATGTCGTATTCATCAACAGCACCTTCCAATATTTTCTCAGCCTTCACTGGTCCAATACCTTGCAGCCCGATGATGTTGTCCGCATTGTCGCCTGTTAAGATTTGCATGTACAGTTTGTGTACTGCTTCTTCAGGTGTGATGTAGTAGGCAATCTTCTTGATGAAGTTGTAGTGCCATCCTGTCACCTGATCTAAGTCTTTGTCCAAGGAAACAATGACACCCTCGTCACCAAGGGTCGTAGCATCTGTAGCAATGGCATCGTCTGCTTCAATGCCATCATAGACAACAGCGCCCCAATGGTCAACCAAGTGTTGTCTCACCGCAGCTAAATGCTTAGGTTTAACTTTGTCCACTCTGTTGCCTTTGTAAGGCGCTGTCACAGCTATGTTGTATCTGAAGTTGTTCTTACCTGTGAGGTAGAGTTGCCATCGATCAACATAGCCACATTTGTCTACACCACACATGAGAGTGTTGATGATGAGGCTATCGACAGATCGACAAGCCTGCGTCACATCTTCATTCTCACATGCGGCTGATGCCCTGTACCCGTATATGTCCGAGTCCAGTAGAGCTTTCATCAGTCACTCAAACCAACAGGCTCTTGTGCTTCAGCTTTGGCAGCAGCTTGTGCCGCTTCAAACTGAGGACTAGCTTGTTGCTGAATAACATTGATGTGCTGTGCAGCAAACTCGTAAGGCAGTTTACCCAATGCTGTGAGGCAAGCATTGACAGTTTCGAGGTGGAGGTCTAGTTTGATTTGCATGTTATTTCCTTTGTTGTTTACAGAACGTCTTCATCATCAGCCGACACGTTGTTAGAGCCAGCATACTCAACCAAGTCAGTGACAACCAACTTAGCCAGTGAAGGGCTAACACCCTTCTTGTTTTTGTAAGTCCAGCTATAAGCGCTAATCATACACACCGCTTTGCTACCATTACCAATGTCTTCGATGATGTCAACACCGTCGGTATCAAAAGCTTTGATGGGCTTCTGCGACTTGCAGGTAATATACTTACCCATCTCAGGCTTTTTCTCAGCGTTCTCCTGAATAGAAATGCCCATGTCTTCCAACGCAGCGACAGCTTTGTCAGAAAGATTGCACAGATTTACCTGATATGCATCAGACATTTCGTTCTTACGATTGAGTTGTGCCCAATAAATGTCGCACTTCAATTTCACTTTATCACTCATTTGAGTTTCCTTTGGTTTGTTGCTGACCAATTTAACAGGGGTCAGCTTCCTGCATCTTGTCATTGTATCACTAACTTTTCAGCAGCGTCAATATAGTATTGGTAGTCAAGGTCTTTCCATGTGAAATCATTGATGTCGTTGCATGTCCACATACCATAGCCTTCACCAATCGCCATACGCCTTGACTCAGCTTCTTCCTTGAGAGGTGGCATCACTTTGATGAGAGCACCACCAGCATTGCATGCATAAAATCTACACATGTTCTGTTGCTGCACCTCAGTGCCGTCATCCATCACCATCACAAGCTTGCTACTGCGCGGCACCTTAACCCGCAACATGAAGTCGTACATGTTCTTGTGACCCTTGATGTACACATCGAGAGGAATGCCGTGAAGCATAGCAGCCTCAGCAGCTTTCGGTATCACAAGACCACCTTGATCTTGGTGCCAGCCTAAGTCTTCATACTGATACGCACCCTTACGCTTCACCTTACCGTTTGTGTACACAGCAATGTAGTTGTTCACGTCACGGATAATCATCTTTGAATACTCAGCATACTCAAGCTGCAAACCAACTTGCTTCTGCCATGCGTCACAGACTCTGTCGTATTGGTCACGCTTACTACGGGGTAGCTTCACAGTGATGCCGTCAGTGTTGACCTGCACAATGGACAAGCCTTCAATGTCCATCAGCTTCTCAGCCAACAGGCATAGGCTAAGCTGACCATTGATGGTGATTGACATCGTATACTGAGGGTCATAGAAGGGGCTGTATCGGTTGTTGCTATCCCCATACACACCGTTCAATGCCAGCTTCAGCATGGCGTTCTCAGCACTACCTTTGGGGTAGCTCTTACGTTGGTTGTACACGTCTTGATAGATGTCACAGAACTTCTCAGACAAGTGCTCAGGATAGACACGGTTGGCAATGGCAATGTTGGGATACATGGATGCAACGTCAGCATCGACAATCATGTGAGTGTCACTGTCACTAACGATGGTGCTCTCAATAGACCCGTGAATACCGCCAGTGCCGAAGTCGAAACGAAAACCATTGATGACAACGTTCAAGTTAGTAGCAACTTTCCAGTTCTTCCAATAGCTGTATTGTTTCTGTCCCTTCTTCTTAGCCTTCAACTCTTCCTCTGATACCCATCCCAACGGATGTTGTTCTTTAAACATGGCAACAACATCATCGCTTGGTTTATTAAACCACTTCTGACGCTTCGTCACCATCTCAGAGTAAGCAGCTAAGTCACCAAGATCATGCTCTTCAATGTCCGACAAAGCACCTTTGGTTTCTGTCAAAGACTGTGCAGCAAACCATTTAAGAACAAGCTGAAACTCAGGACGCTTGAAGTCGTAGTAGTTGAACAGACAGTCTTTGATGTGGATGACATCACGCTTAGTCTGATTCAGGTGACGCTCACCCTTCTTACCAACACGATAGCAACTACCCGGCATGTCTTCTTCAAGCCGCATGATGAAGTAGTCTTTACCAATCTTCGTATCGTTGTGGTTGAGGAAGTTGCGGTTGTATTTCACAGACAACTCTTCACGGAAGGTGATTTGTGAAAGGCATTCTTTGTAGAACAACAACGTCATCTTCACATCGTGCATGTTGTATGCAAGCAACACTTCAACTTCATCGTCCGTCAAGTCACTGTGCGGGTCATACGGCAAGTCAACAATACTGTCAGCTTTCATGTTGAACTCAAGCGCCTTCAGCGATGTAGCTTTTGCAGGATTATCGAAGTGCATGATTTTGAACAGGTCAATCTGCTGTACATGTTGTTGGCTTTCACGAATGATGTGACCAAACCTGTCGTCACTACCAATGATGGACTGCGCCTTCTTGTACACGCGAGTGGCAACAGCCTTACCAGATACGGTGAGGGCTTTGTCACGCACAGACAACAGGTCATGCAACACAGGATAGTCAAAGCCTATGTTGTTGTAGCCAACCATCCTGTGCTTCTTACGCTTGAGTTGGTCAAGGAAACTGAACAACTTGTCGGCCTCGTTCTTGCGTTGTGAGCATTCAAACGCCACAACATGCGACTCGTCAGCGCTGATCGCTGAGAACGTGAACGCTGTCTTGTACGTCTCTATGTCCCATATGTAGTCCATCTTTCTTTTCCTTCTTTGGTTTCGGGAACAGTCTATCACGATACGCTCTCATCAGCGAAGCGCTAATGTTTTGTATCGAGTATGCTTCAATCTCAGTGCCGGGATTTTCTTCACCGATAAATCTGAAATATTCCTGCACCACATGTACAGCTTCATGTACCAACAATGTTGCAACATCAATGCCCTCTATTTCAGGTTTAACAGGGATGCAAACAATGGTGACTCTGCTGCCCTTCGGTGTGTTGAAGTAGTGGGTAGTAGCTAACGCATCTTGTGACAACCATCTGTCCCAATCAGCAATGGGTATCTTCAAAGACTTCAATGCTTTGTAGTATTCCTGCTCAGTGAAGCAGACGGTTAGATAGTCACCCTCAATCAGGGTGTTGTTCAGCCACTTTGTCATCGTCATCCTTCTTAGGTTGTTCCTGTTTGTCCCTACCAAAGATGGCATCCCACCTGTTGCTCCACTCTTCATCAGCAATGGAACGTGGTCGTTGTGTGTGTCCTTTGCCGCCGTCACTCATGGTTTCTCCTCAGTTCTTCGTATGCCGCAAGTGCATGGTCAACATCATCAAGCTCAGCATAAAGCTTAGCCAGTTCTGTGTTGCCCGCCATGTAAGCTTCGCGCTCAAGTTCTGCATAGGTTTTCATAGTTAGTCCCAAAGGCTTTGAAAGAAAATACCAAACAGCTTAGTGCCGTTGGCGATACGTTCGTGATGTTTACGAAGACCATCATAGTCACACTTGATAGCATCAATCTGCTCAGCGATACCAAGTTCTTCGTTCACTTCGGAGTGGTCATAGAAAGGGTCTTCATCATTGTCGTCAATGATCTGCTCCATTGCCCAAATCATTTCGTCAAGAACGTAGTCCCATCGTTTGAAATGGTTGGTGTCAGTGTCCCACTCATTCTCTTTAGGTGCTGCTGCTGTAGAGCGAAGATGCTCTGGTACATACTCGTCATCAACACATGGAGCACCATGCTTTGTAGCCTTTAATTGCTTGAGCATAGGCACAATGATGAGAGCTAAGGTGTGGTCCATGTTCCATGTGTCGTAGGGATCAAGGAGGATGGTTTCAACACGCTTTGTGTCATCGTTTGGGTAGGGACCAATGATTGCTTTCATAATACGTCCTGTTCTATTTCGGTTTGAAACATTCTACCTGTCTCTTTGTTGTACAGCAAGTGACAAGCTGGTCCTGTAATACCTGAGTATCTATTTTTGAGTACTCGTACATGCGTTGTGTTACGTTCAATCAAGTCTTCAGCTTGACCGTTGCGCTCCAGACCTAACACCATGTCGCTAAGCTGTGCAATGGATGCTGACCCACGAAGCTGTGCCAACGATGTGGCTGCACCTTCTTCATGGCCTTTGTCAGATGGACGCTTCAAGTGACTGACCAAGATGAGAGCGATGTTGGTTTCTTGCACCAGCATACGCAGCTTCGTCATCACTTCGTCCAAGGCTTTGCGTTCGTCACCACTCTCTTGACTTGAGATGATGATGGACAAGTGGTCAAGGAACACATACTTGCACGACATGCCCTTTGCCAGATAGCGAACACGGTTGACAATGTTCTCGATACTCGTCGATCCAAAGTGGTCAAACAGGTACAGGCGACCAGTGCCAAGCGTTGCATCGAAAGCATTCTTGCGTTCTTCATCAGACACGACAGCGTCAGGTAGGTGAAGCGGTGCATTGGCAGCAAGCGACATCATAGACAATGCAGTCTTGCGAACACTCTCTTCCAAGAACATTAAGCCGATGTTGTCTGGTGTGTTTTGAATCAGATGCCACACCAACTCACGCAACACCTGAGACTTACCTAAGCCTGAGCCTGCGGTGATGGTGACAAGTTCACCGAGTCGGATACCATAGGTGAGTTCGTTCAAACCATCCCACGGATATTTGCAATCGGCAGGTGCCATAGGTTCAGACACAATGTCCCACAACGAACTGCCTGAGACAATACCGTCTGGTACAAACTGCTCAGCCCTCCACCAACGATCAACAAACTGTGCTTCCTTGCTTGCCGACAACCAGTCACACGCATCCTTCAAGTCAGGCATTGGCTTGAATATCTTGCACTTGCTGCCGAACAACTCAGCCACTTCCTTCGCAGCCTTGATACCGGGTTCATCACCATCAAAGCAGACAACAATGGTTTCAAAACTGTTGATGTATTCGTAGTTGGCTTTGCAATCTTTCAATGCTGAAGCTGCACCATTCCTGATAGACACAACAGGCCACTTCGATCCTGTCATCTGGAACACAGCCAGTGCATCGAACTCACCTTCAGTGATGGTTAAATATTTACCACCGGACGGGAACAGGTTTTGTCCATACAAGGTTGCAGCTTTCCAGTTGCCAACAGCGCTGAAGTCTTTGCGGTCTACGGGTCTCACCTTTGCTGCCACCAACACAGAGTCTTTGTCGTAATAGGGGAAGTAGTATTTACCGTTGTCACGAACAGTGCCATACTTCTCCATTGTTGTTTTAGTGATGCGTCTTTCTGACACAGACACTGGCACACCTGTGTTGAATGCTTTGATGAAGCCTGTGTCAGACACTGATGATGTAACGGGTTCGATCACAATTATTCCTTCTGTACCGGGGGTAAGTGTTGAGCAGACAAAGCAATAGGTGGAGCCGTCTGCATTGATTGATGCACCATCACTGCTATCACAAGCAGGACAGGCAACGTGAGTACGAATGAAGCTCATTTAGCTACAGCCTTACTGAAGACATGGAAGCGCTTGGCATGCAACAAAGCCTCGTCACGTTCTTTGTTGAGTCCATAAATGGTGCCAGCATCAATACCTTGATCACGCTTGCGCTGCACCACTTCTGTACTAATCTGTGACGTGGTCTTACCTGAAGTCTTTGCTTTAAACAAAGGGTCGTCAGCGAAGATGGAAGGGCGGGGATGTTGTTGCCAATGGAATGGGGATGATGGGTGGCAGTTACAGGTCATTTGTTTCTTTCTTTCAGCATGGCATCGGCTGTTTTGTATGCCGCTTCAGCAATGTTTTTATACCAATCGAATTCAGTTTCGGCGTCTCTGCACACAAGATCGTCCATTACAAAGCCCTGCATTGCCTTGGCCGCAAAGTAGTCGCGCAGGGTCATGCCTGTGCCGTAGTCAAAGTCAGCGTCACATACGAATGGAAACGCTGGCCCACCTGTGTTTGTGTTGCTCATGCTTCTTCTCCATATCCGTTCAAGTCGCGGTGCAGGCCAGTCCACTGGCAATCAAGACAGCTAGATGGCGAATCATCGTCTTGAGGCTTCATGCTGTGGCAGTAGTGTTCCATGGTGTTCGCCATGAATGTTTGCCAATATTGCAGCGTCACCTGTTCGCTCATACATTCTGGGCATCGTAGTTCGCTCATGTCTTCTCCAAAGGAAAGAGAGCACCAACCGTCACAGGTGCAACATCACGCAACACAGCCAACACATCCTGTGCCACCAGTCGATGCTCCTTCTGTGTGGCTACATCGAGTCGTGCTTGCAAGAACGTAATCCAGCTACGCATGGTGCCAGTGACGTACAGCTTAGACGGTGTCAACCCTTCGGGCAACAGAGCACGGGCTTGTTCTTTGGCGATGCCACGCTTGAGCGCTTCTCTGTACAAGAACTGAGCCTCATCAATCATTCGCTTCTGTGCTGCTGCCCACCACACTGTGAGGTCAAAGTCGTCTGTCTCTAAAGAGTTCTGCCGATTCTTGTTGTCTTGCATTCGGCATTCTCGAATAGCGAATTCACCAAGCTGTGTAGCGTCAGCATAGCGCTGGCTAAATTCTTGGAAGCTGAAGCTTCTGTGTCGCAGGATTTGTCGGGCAATGTCGCGGGTGGTGGACACTTCAATGCATGCACTAGCCATTTCAAACACAGACCAGTGTGCGTTACGAGCGCAATAGTTGAGTAGTCCTGTCACGTTGGGGTTGTCTTGGTTGTTGGGGTTGCTGACACGGGCGCAATAGCCGATGTGTTTGTCAGCATCTGGTGTTGCCCAGATAAGTTTTGCTGTTGTCATTTCACAATTCCTCCGTAGTATTTGATGAGTAGTTTGAAAGCTTGAATGTGCTTTGATATTTCGGCAAGGTCTTCCTCGCGTTCAAGAGAAAACACCATACCTCTTTCACGCCCATGCACTGTGTTCCAGTCGGTGCGTAGGCTGTCTAGGTCTTCGATGAGTACAGCAGCAGTGATCTTCTGCATGGCGTCCCAATCAATTGGCAAGTTGTATGTGTTCATTTGATGTTCATCCATAGTCCGATTTGTGCAAAAGCATAGCCTGTCCAGATCATACCATTACTTAGTTCACCCTTGCTCCATTGCAGCACACCAACGATGGCATAGCCTACACCAGTGGCACCAACGATGAGGTGTTCGATTGTCATGCGTTCTCTCCCCACATCAGCTTGCGCCATGCTCTGTAAAATGTTGTGCCACGCCACCAGATACCGATGATGGCAGGTAAGTCAACATGTTCGATACCGCCATTACCAACCGATATAATAGGTTTAAACTGTGGCCCGTTCACGACAAGTTTATACGATGGTGACGCGGTGCCTATTCCAAAATTACCTGACGTTGTCAATGACATTACTTCTGGGCACACACCGAAGGCTCTGTCCAAACTTTGTAGTCTTTGCTTACACAGCAATGCCCACTCCAATGTCTTAAACCAATACGGCTCAGGCTTTCCAAAGCTAAGCACACCATCGGCACTGAGACGCATCACCTCATTAGTCTTGTAGTAGACAGCATAGCGACCATCACGTTCTTCAACTTCCCATCCTTCGTGACTTGAGCATGTCCAGTAGATAGGACTACCATCATTGCACACATCCCATTTATCTGTTGTCATTACCGACCTTCCGTTTGCACTCATACACTGTGTTACCAACATAGAACGCACCAAGTTTGTCGCATTCTTTTGCAACAGTGATGTGTGCGTTGTACCAGCCAAATTCGTAGAAGAAAAAGCCCACTACAATGGCGATGATGATGCTGTCACTCATAACATTCCTCTCAGTTCCTGTGCCACAGTAGCACTCTTCAATGTGTGTTTGACATACGGTGTAAGGCTATGCACTGTGGCATGCCCACTCAAGGCCATGACGTTTGTCAGGGCCACACCAACCTCAACCATCTCAGTGATGGCTGTCCTTCGCAAGTCCATTAGCTGCAACTCGTCAGGCAATCCAGCCTCTTGCATCACCACCTTACCCACCTTGCTCAACTGCTGCAAGCTGTAGGGTTTGGGTGTATTCTTCGTTGAAGCTGGCATTATATAGGGTTGCCATGACAAATCAAGGTGTTGTTGCTTGAGCATCTCTTGCAAGTCCTTCGGCAGGGGTATCGCCACCCTAGCTCTACGCTTGCTCTGCTCCAACGACAACACCCCTGTGTTAATGTCATAGCTATCCCATGTCAGCATACGCATGTCACCAAGACGTTGCGCTGCACAATAGGCTGTGTACACAATGAGACCAATGCTTCGCCATTCATACTTGCTGAAGGCTGTAGCCATGAAAGCTTTGATGTGTTCCTTCGTCCACACTGTGCGGCGTGGTCGGTCTGTCTGTCGCTTGACGTTGGTGAACGGATTGAACAGGCAAAACCCATTGCGGATAGCATAGCTAAACAACAGACGATACACAGCCAATGAATGGTTGGCTAAGCTAATACTGTTGCTTGCATGAGCGTCATAGATTTGCTGACACACAGGTGTGGTTAAGCTACCCAGTCTTGTGTGCAACAACACTTGTCCTGCTGTGCGGTCTTGTTGCCATTGCTTGAGGTAGTAGGCGTAGTCTTGTTTGGTTTTGGCACCAAGCCTGCTGTGTTCAAGGCTGTTGATATAGCTTTTGATGAGGTCGTTGACGGTTGATTTGTCTGTCAAGTTTTTCAGATAACGGTGATGCTGCCGCCACTCGTCAAGCAATTCATTCTGTTCGTTGCAATAGTTGATGGCTTCAACAAGGTTGGTGCCTATGTTGATGCGCTTAACAATGTTAGCTTCGACAGCGTCAGACGGTGGGTTGTATCTGTATGAGACAACACCGTGCCTGTCAACGACCTGCATGTAACGGGCTAAATTCATGTGTTGTTCTCCTTGAGCGCGGCTTCTACGGCATCCATAAGCGGAAGTGTTCGGGCGTAATGTTCTCGCCTGATTTGTGTGCGCTGCTCATCCGTCAGCCCAACCCATTGCCGCTGTGCTGCAACAACACCGTTAACGGATTCAAACTTCATAGTTCTGCCGCACTTGCAGTTATAGGCAACCAGCTTCACGGGCTCCTGCACAGGTGCTGGCTGTGCTGCGGCTTTGATTGCACAAGGCTTGCAACGTGAAGCCCTTTTATCAACACCAATGACCTCAGTGTTACAACCACGACAGGTCATCATGTAATTTCCGGGTGCATAGCCGTATGCTTTCAGGTGCTCCCACTGTTCAGGCTTTTGCACAGGTGCTGCGGTATTGGCCCATGCGCCGTGCTTGTATCCGTCTTTCCAGCCTTGATCGTATACGGGTGGGGTGGTGTAGAGGGGCGACCAACCAGATTCGTCTGGCGGCTCTTTACCCCACGCAATTTCAGGCTCGTCAGTTCCAATCTGGCGACCATCATCGTCTTCAATGAAAGATGCGCGGCACCACGCCACAGGCTCCTGCACAGGTGCTGGATGTGCTGCGGGTGGGGTGGTCAGTTTTGTGTTTGGATCGCCCTCAAATATGGGCATCACCTCGTAATGAACTTCCCAGTTTCTTGCCTGCTTGATGTCGGTTGTTTCGTTTAAAAAATCCGCAGTGCGCCATCCAATCAGTTTGGGCTTTGCCACAGGCTGCACAGGTGCTGGATGTGCTGCGGGTGGGGTGGTGTAGAGATTGCGACCAATTGCGGCTTCATAGTTTTGCCAAACCAGATCGCCGTTTTTCTCAACCCACGCCACCGGCTCCTGCACAGGCTCATAATCCAGCCCCAACTCTCTGGCGTTCTCTGCCATCTTGTCGAGGGCACGGGCTTGCTTGATGGCGGTGATGGCATCGTAAGTATCGCAATAACTGCTTGCGTATATCAACGCCTCCAGCGCCAAGTCGAGTGCTTCGTCTTTATTCATGTGTTTCCCCTTGCTCGGATGGCGTTGCCAATAGCCCCGTCTTGCAGGGGGTCCATGCTGTCTGCCACCTTTGCACACGCCTCACGCTCATCAGCACGGGCTTTCTGAGCTTGATCTTGCCAATAGTGGTGGTCGCAGTATTCTCCCTGCTCAATATCTTCTTTCCAGAGATTAAAAGCATAGCTGCCGCAGTTGTACTGTCCCTGTTTAAATGTGCATCGCGTCATGTGTTCCCCCTTGCTCGGATAGCTGCGGCAAGATGTTCAGCAGCAACCTGCGCGTCATCGTCCCAGCAGCAGTCACAGATTTCTTCCTCACACACTTTTGCACACGCCTCACGCTCTGCCTCAACGGCTTTGGCAAGCAACTCATCCCACCGCATACTTCGCGCCTCACGCTCATCAGCACGTACAAGCTCGGCGAAGCGGTTAAGTTGATACACATACCAATCGCTTGAAAAAGATTCATCTATAAGGCCAGCCTCACGGGCCATGTCTATCGTGTCTCTCATATCATCATTCCTCTTTAGGTTTCTTAGGCAGCGGTGCCCAATGCGTCCAGAACTTATCGTCACCACGCAACTCACCGTACACAGCAACACCATGCACACTCAATAGCTGCACCTTCGCAGACATCGGGCATGTCTCAATGGGTTGCCAATAGTATTCGGTGTCTACAACGGCTGTGCCGTCCTTGGTTAGTCTCACAGTCATACATCACCCATGTTGTAAAGCATAGTTGCTGTAGCCAACAACTTGTTGTGGTCAACCAGTGCATCAATCCAGCGTTGAGGGATGGCATCGTAGCCATAGATACGACCAGCAATCATACCTGTCACAGCACCCACTGTATCAGCGTCACCACCTTTGTTGACGGCGTGGATGAGAGCGTCCTCGAAGGAGTGTGTTGCACACACCGACTGCCACGCCGATGCATAACATCCCATCACTGTACCGCTCTCTTCCTTGATGCCTTTGTCGAACAGGTCTTGGTTGCCAACAGTTGCACCATCGAACAACTCTTCAGCCAGTGCAGCACTGTACATCACACACTTACCTGTGCCGTGAGTGATGAGTCCACCAGCAACAGACTCAGCAATCGCCATCGTCTTGTTGTTGTGGTTGAACAGGATGTGTGGAGCCATTCGCATGATGCCACCGTTACCGTCTGTCATCAACGCACAAGAGCCACCATAGGGACGCTTGTTGGACGAAGCAGACAGGGCTTCGGCAGTGGTAGTACCAACGTCAAAGCAATAGTCACGAGTACCAAAGGTACCACGGTTACGCCATTGTTTGAAGTTCTGTGCAATGACACCGGGAGCAAAGCGTTTGTATGTGAGGTAGCTATCTGCGATAGCCATTGCCATAGCCGTATCGTCTGTAGTCTCGGCAATAGCCAGATCGTGTACACCACCACCAATCATGTCACGAACAGGTGACCCTGTGTTTGGTTCTGTAAACTCCAGCGGCCCACCAAGAGCATCACCAATAGCGAGTCCCATGAACATACCGATAGCGTTGTTACGATTCATTACTATTCCTTGTGTTTTATTAAATAATCCAGAGCTTTTTGCAACAAGTCAACATCGTCTTGTAGCAAACCAATCCCCGTGTTGCAACCATGACAAAGCAACTCTCTCACTTTACCTGTGATGTGATCATGATCTACAAAAAGCTTTTTGTTTTTGTTCTGTGACTCATGCTTACCGCAGATTGCACAACTACAGTTCTGTGTAACTCTCATCTCTTCAAATTTTTCAAGAGTGATTCCGTACAACTGTCTGTACTTGTGACCACGATGCATGTCTACGTTGTTCTTTCTGAACTCACCACGTCTTTGTATTTCATCTTCTCTGTTTTCATAGTAGTGTTCTTTTCGTTTATCACGTCTTGCTTGTGGGTCTTTGTTGTACTGAACCTTATTGTTAATGTTGTCACACGTCTTGCACCAGCTTCTGTAACCAGAAGCCTTCGACCTGTCACGATTGAACAAAGCAATCTCTTGCTCAGTGCCACACTTAGAACATACCTTTGTATCCATATAAACTCCTATAAAGTATAGTAGTTATATGAAGTAGTGAATGAACTGTCAAGTGAATTAACGTAACATTTCCTGTGCTGTCTAACATGAGATATGTTAGATGTTGAAGATGGTGTTACGTACCGGGATCGAACCGATGACCAAGCAATTATGAGCTGCCTGCTCTACCGCTGAGCTAACGTAACATATGCACGTCTCTCCGTGCTGTCACCGATTGTCTAACCAGAAGAACCCCATAGCGGTCAGGGCCGTTTACGTTACGCAGTAACGAACTCGTCAGCAATATTCCACAACTCTGTGTTGATACGCTGGTGTTCCTTGATCGAGTTGACTGGTCGAGCCTTACGCATCACACCTTCAGGATGTGTGTCAGTGATGGAGCGAATCATAGCGTTGCCACGAATCACACCTTCCTGAATGCGATTGAACACAGTCCATGCATCGTAGCCTTCGTCACCAACACGGCGAACATTCATCACGTCTTTGACGGTCTGTGCCACAGCATAAGCACCCTTGGGTTGACCTGTGTAGTCACTCCAACGTGTAGCCACACCAGCAATCGCCATGTCGTAGGCTTCACCATTCGTCAGTGTGATGCCACGCATCTTGTCAATGCGATCCATCAACAGGGGCAGGGTGGCTGTGGTGTTACGCAACATCTCTTCAAAGCCGTTCAATGCTTTGCTGTGGTAGATGCGAGACTGAAAGCCATCACCAGCAACGATGCCGTTGGAGCAGATGAAACGGAACAGACCAGCGAACAACTTCACAGAGCCTGTACCATCGTGAGAGTTGTACAAGATGATTTCAGGACGTACATCACCTGTCTCTGCAATGTCGTGAGCACTGCTGAAGGCAAGCATGTGGGCTGTGTGTTCTGCCGATGCTTTGCGGCTACGCTTTTGTGCAGCCTGTGTTGGGAAGTAGCCGTAGTCTGCCATGATGGGCAGCACATCGCTGGTGTTGAGTGATACGTAACGGTCTGTCAAACGTTCAGCTTTGGTTGTGCTGAACACAGCAGGAGCACGATGTTGAATCTGTGCGGGTGTCAGGATGGAATTGTCAGCGTTACGGGAGAAGATGACGTGAGCCATTGTGTTTCCTTGGTAGGTTGTGGCAACATTGCCGAGTTGGGCCTTCAGTGTAAAGGCTTTCCAGATGGCTTGTCAAATAAACCATCCAGAAAACCCTACAAATTAGTCGGGTTTGTCCTTCTTCACAAGCGGTGCAACCTCTGCCCATGCTTGCAAATGTACTACTTGATTCTTCATGTTCAGACAGTAGCTGTACATACCATCGATGTGGTCAAAAAACAACACTTCATCACTGCCTGTACCGTCCATCCACGGTAGCTTGATGTAGCTACGTGGCTTCACTTTGTAAAGCTCACGCACTGGTAAGACATCGAAGTCTTCAAGATCGTGTTCGTTTAGCATGTTCAATGTCTTTCTGTGTTGAAGCTACACCATCGGCGTAGCCTTTGTTGTATCGGTCATACTCTGTGCTGGTCACAGGCAGGAAGATGTGAGCATGGTTGCCCTGTCCTCTCATACCATGTGCTTTGCCCACACAGTAGGCAATGCTGTCATCACTCACCACGCACCTTGCACAAGGCATCAGCAATTTTGTAGCAATAGCGACTCAGTGCAGCAGGGTCTTCAACTGTCACGCCAGAAGCAAGCACACCATGCATTACGTCAAGAGCAAAGTCATCACGTAGTTCACGCGGTGCTTTCTCTGCATAAGCAGGACGGCCTCGGCTACGGGTTTCTTTGGCAAGGTTTTCTTTAATTGTTTCGTCAGTCATTAGGGTCTCCAGTAAAACATGTCAAGTAAGAGCACTGCAATCAGTGCCACAAGAAAGATGATGCGGCTAAGCCGTTCACCGTGAGTCATCATACGTTCACCTTTGTTGGTGCAGATACGGGGTCTTCGCATGATGCTGTAGACAACAGCAAAGCAAAGCAGAACACGGCGATGGGGATGTGTTTGAGCATTGTCATACGCCTTGTTCCTCTGCCATCAATGCTGCCCACTTGAGCCACATGTAACGCATACCTTGCACATTGTGGTTGATGTTGCGGTACTCACCGGGAACATCGCCATGTTTCTTGAACAAGGTCATGCTACCTGTGTTGCAACCCATGTTTTTCAATCCATTGATAACACGGCGGCGCAACAATCCTGACTCACCACTGTAATTAAAACCTGTCATCTTATAGATGGCTTCGTCAACAGCACAGCATGAGAACTTTTCTTTACCACCACCCTCACCATATCGTGAGTTGGAAAGCAGGCAATTGTCGGCGGCGTAGTGCAACACGTCTGCAACGGTGGGTTGTTTCTTTTTCATAGGTTTCGTTGCACTCATAGCGGTGCATCCTCATGGTTGTTGGGGTTGAACGGTGGACGTTTCCGTCCTGTGTCGAGGGGGTTAGGCCATGCCGGGAACGGCCACACTGTCAAAGCCATATTCATACCTTTCATAAGAACGAATTTTGCTGTCACGCTCACTGCGTTTCTCAACAAACTTGACACGGGTATCTCGTTCGTTCAGTGCCATGCACAATGTGGTCAGGTCACAGTCTTCCTCAAGGTAGGCATAGTCGCCACGCTGGTAGCTGTACCGTGTAATCTTGTCGGCAATGCCGAGGTTGACTAGCACATCTTTGCGGACCTTGCCCCACGCATGACCGGGGTCGTTGTAGATGATGATGGTGAATGTCTTGTTCATGCTGTCACCATAGCATTGTTGTTGATGGTCAAGCCTTCACATGTCACCGACACAATGGTGTCTTTGTTGACACAGCGATAACCTGTGTTGATGGTGTCATACACCACCAGATATTTGTCGTGGTCAACGGTGCTTGTGCCACCCTTCAGGTGTTTGGTTACACCGATACGTCCATTCAGTGTACGGGTTGTGCCGTCTTTCTTGATGAAAGAGACGGTGATGAACTTGCCCTTGCTTTGGGCGATGAAGTCTGAGATTTTCATGTGTTTTCCTACGGAATAGATGCGATAGTGCATCGGTAATGACCCTCAGTGAAGGCCATTACAGGACACTAGCTACAGGAGCCGAAGGCGACTACCACCATGAGTCGTAGTACACAGCCTTGCCATCAGCCAGTGCCTCTCTTGCTTTAGCAACGAAGGTTGCAACGCTTTCGAGGTCTTCGGGATATATCGTTTGCTCACCGAAGAAGAACCCGTTGATGGGCACCAGCTTGTTATTGCCTGTGTCCATCTCCAATCGGTCAAGGTCTTTCGCATCAAGACGAACGGTGTTGCAATTAAACGACACAGCAGTGCCACCCTTGAGGCGATACAAGTTTTCCATCCAGCCATGCAAAGCATTGAATTTACGCCAGTAATATAGCTCTGTCTTCGCAAGCTCGTTGTCTGTGCCATAGTTGGTTTCTAAATCAACTACGTTGTCGCCAGCATCCTTTGCTGACACGGTGAATGCATACATGTCGAGGCCCATTTTGTTTCCTTTCAGGAGGACGTTAGTCCGACGACTCAATAGCGAGTCAGTAACACTACTGATGACTCAATAGTGTTACAAAGCGCTATCACATTAACTCGGATGGTACATCAATGTCATCGCCCAGTTTGGATGCAACGTAGCACCGCATAGCGGCGATCAGGGGTGTTGGGCCTGTGCTGCTTGGGGTGTCCCATTTATACGCATCGACAACCGACTCACCTTCCCAGAATCTAAGGGTTATTCTTTCCCGCTCAATAATCGGCCCACCTTGTGCCCAGTTGGTTGATGGTGCATAAACGCCGTATCTCAAAGAGTAAACAACGCTCGTCTTGGTGTTCAGCGTTTCGGGGTCAAAGCCCTCTGCTATCGCCACCGCCCAGTCAAGGGCGGCTCCTGTCAGTTCAGATGTTTTCATGTCAGTTCCAGACACTAATGTGAGAACGTTTGTTTTCGTTGTATGTCGTCACAGTCAGTGCCACAAGACGACCTGTCTTACATGGATGCTCACCGTACAAGTGTACAAAGCTGTCATACTTGTAGGGGTTGTAGGTGATGGCACTACCGTAACGCAACACATGGTCATATGTACCATCGACAGCGTCATCGAACAAGAACCCAACAACACCAGCATGAACATTCTTTTTACGTTCACGAAGGACACGTTGACGACCTGCCTCAGACACCTTGAATGTGCAGTCAAATAACAGCACACCACTGCGATGGTCAATGACACGACCCTTGTTCGGGCCTTCCAGTGCTTTAATGCTAAAGCATTTGCGATGCAGATTGAAGTAGACGAATACTTTCATATGTGTTTCCTTTCAGGAAGTTGTCAATTGTTCATCGGATGGTGTCATCAATGACGATACATCCACACCGCCAGCATTGCAACGCATGCCATACTCACTAATATATATTAGCTGTGCCACCAATCGAGTGCCACCAGCAACGCTGGCAACTTCGGTGACAGTGTAGACCTGTGCTGTAGGATGGTCAGACAACACCACCTTGTCACCGACACGGGGAAGCTTTGTCAGCTTACGTGTCTGTAATTGTTTGTAGTGCAGACGGGCATCTTCACGGTCAAAACCGCCTCTTCGTGTTGTATACATTGTGTTTCCTTTCAGGAAGGCTTGATATAAACTCTGTAGCCCTGTGCCACAAAGCTTATGAAAGCCACATCATATAGCACCGACCCCGATGCCATGATGTGTTCCCTATGCACATTATCATCCTCATGTGCTATGAGCAGACATGGATGTTACGTCCCATGAATGACGCTGGCCTATAGCAACATCTGTCACATGTTGCCGACACCACACCAGATTTTTAAAGAACAATTTTGTGATGCCGATGCATCGATGCCTTCAATTATGCAGACTTTGCAAAAGCCCTGTCAAGCGAAGGGTCTTTGCAAAACCTCCCCCGAAGGGGAAGCATTGTCTTACACTACAAAGCCTGTTGCATCGCTCTTGGCTTTGCCTTTGGCATACAGACCGACAACGACGCCCTGTGCATCAAGGTGACGAACGTCAGACTTGTCACCTGACACAACCGGGATGCCCTTGAATGATGCAGGGATGGTAGCTTCGCTACGGAACACAACTGCCATACGCATCCCGCTATCCATCGCCTTGTTGACGAAAGGCTTAAAGCCTTCAACGCCACTGTAAGAGAACGTCACATCATAATTCAAAGGTAAACCTTTGCGGTTTGCATCCTTCGTATAGTCGTAGAATTGAACGTCAGGGAAAACATCGAAGATGTTTGCATAAGCAACACCATCAACTGTCAAACCTACGGTTTCCCAACGAATGTCACTTGTACCGTTCAATCGAACAAGCGGTTTCAACCCAGCTTTGCTGGCTTTGCGAATGAGAGCCTTGATCGAGAAAACAACGTCAGCCATAAAACTATCACGCTCTTCGAAGAAGCGTACAGTTTTTGCAATACGGGCTTGCTGCACAGAGCTGAAAGCTCCACGACCAGCACTGTAAAGGCAAGCTTTGTCGCATTGTGCAATTTTTGCCATTGAACAAGTGTTCCACTTGGTTGTCGTGGCTGGTGCAAGGTAGAGAATGCCTGTCAGAAACCCAAGGGTTTCGCCCTTGACTGTTTTTGCATCAGCGGAAATGGAGAGAACGTTTTTCATGGTGTTTACCTTCGGTAAGTGACGGCGGGATTGCCGTCGATGGGTTAGATTGTACAGACTTTCGAAAAGCCCTGTCAAGCCAAGGGTTATTCAGCCTTCGAAGCAACGAAGTTGCCACGGCGGGTGATGGTTGCATTGTCATAGCATGCCACCCATGTCAAAGCTTCGCTTCGGGTGAAAGTGTAATGACGTTTTGCAAAGCCTTGACCGACAACACAAAAGCCAAAGGCTTTTTTGAGCGACAAAGCGATTTCGTCTTGCATCATGTACAAAGCAATAGCGAGTGATGTGATGGAAATGATCAAAAGCATGTTGTTTACCTTCGGTAATGTTGAAGTGGCGATGTTGCCACGGCCTCAATTATACAGACCTTCGAAAAACCCTGTCAAACGAAGGGTCTTTCGAAAGCTTTGCTTCAATACGTGAAGCCTACATACACAGGCTTGGTTGCCTTGATGTATATGACACGGTTGATGTCTTCGACATCACGAAGCTCAAACGACTTCGTCGTTCTGTCGTAGTCGCCTTTGATGTAGATGCTTTTAGCATCCGCTTTCCGTTTGACATAGTCACCTTTGGTGACGTTGCGAAGAATGATGTTTTGCATGATGTTTTCCTTCGGAAATGTTAAAGAAACCGTCCCCCTTTAGGGGGACAGCAAAGCCTTGTCAGGCCATCAACTCACGGTACAGTTCATACAATTCATTGTATGTTGCAACCTTCCCTGTTGCTACAGCAACAAGCATCGACATGTTGTCTACGTTACCGCATTGCAGCTTTGCTGCTTCGTAGAGTTTTGCGTTTTGCAGGGCGGTGATGATTTCGGTAGTTTGCATTGTTTACCTTCGGTACAAATATTGTCTCAATCTTTTTAGGTGGGAATAGTCCCTTCAAGTCTGCTTCGAGTACTGCTTGCTTTGTTCTGAGATCATCCACCAGATCAAGACATGCATCCACATCAAAAGGAAAACCTGACCTAATTTGTTTTTCAATTGCCAGAGCAAAGTCATGCTCCAGCTTGAGCGCAGGTTCTGGACAGTATTGCTTTTGGATATGTTGAAGAAGTTTAGTTGTGACCGAAACATCTTGGATACAGTACTCCAACATTTCTTCGCTGTATTCCTTAAAGTCTTTGAAGTCAATCTTGTAGTCAGATAGTCTGTAGCCCCATGCCTTGAGTGAGGCTGAACCACGCAGCTTCGTTGGAACCTGCGTATATTGTTCAGTGTCCATGTCATAGAGTTTCTCCTTAGGCCAGATGAGTCGCGTTGTAATGAGTGTGTCAATAATACGAGCAGCCGCAAACGTATCAGACAATGTTAAGATTAGGAGTTGCCAAGGAAACAGCTAGGCGTATCCTTCCGCTCTGTACAAAGACAACTCTGTATATGAACGGTTCGTTGCGTAGTTGGATACACTATCTAGAGTTACGTACTGATAAGGCAACGCAATTGGAGCACAGGGTAATAGCTGAAGAAATTAAACAAATCTTCCAAGAAGAATTCCCTATTATTGCAAATGTTATTTTCAACTAACCAGGCCAATGAAAACACTAAGGCACACGCTGACCAAAGCAAAAGAAGAAACAATCTTGGAAGAGGATGCGCACAACGTGGCTTGGGTTTCTCAGCGACACGGTCACCAATCTTGAACTTCGGATATGATTTCTTTTTTGACATGAGCCCAGAGTTTGTGTTTGACAATTTTGTAGACGGTGTCTTTGTGGATACCAAAGCGTTTAGCAATCAGTACATAGGTTTGTTTAGCGGCAGCAAGTCTTCTAATCTCTAGGACATTGTCTTCGGTTAGTACAGCAGTACCAACTTGCTCACCTTTGACACGGCAGTTCTCATGCTGCTTCTTTCCTGGTATTGCACCACGTTTAGGTAGTGCATATGTCTCAATCGTTTTGAAGCGTGCCACCCATGTTT